TCGCGGCGAGCCTGTCTCGGTATGCGCACCGTGGGCAGGTAGACAGGGCTGGAAAGCCGTATTATCTGCATCCGTTGGCTGTTGCTTCTGCGGTTGATGGAAATGATCAAAAGATTGTAGCGCTGCTTCATGACGTTCTGGAAGATACGGATGTCACGGAGGACAGCCTGCGGAATCTGTTTGGTGATGAGATCGCTGACGCGGTTGTTTTGATGACGCGTGCGCCGAATGATCGGTATAAAGATTATGTGAAGCGCATCAAGACGAATCCTCTGGCGACGGCTGTGAAGATCGCAGATATTCGTCACAATATGGATGTGTCAAGACTTCCGAAGGTTACGATTGCGGACATCGAGAGGAAGCGGAAATATGCTAAAGCGCTGAGGTTCCTTGAGTCGTAGGGAACGGATCAAATAAGTGATTAAGGACGCTACTGCGTCCTTTTTTAATACCGTCAGAAAGGAACGGTCATGAGTGAAAAGATAGGGGTGTTCATCCAGTTCGGGGAGGACGGCACCATCGAATGCCTGTGTAAGCAGGGACGTAAGAGGTGTGATAACTGGTGTGAAAAGGCCGTTGTCTTTTATGACCGCTATCGAGGATGGCGGAGTACATATAACTATAGTAAGTATGGTCGATCGATAGAGAGTGATGAGGAACGGGAAGGAGGACGAAGGTATGAGCCTCAAAGAGACGATTAACATGGATGGTTTCTGGGAGAACACCTCGGAACTTGGATGCGTATTGCAGTTCCTGAGCAGTTCTACTACAGACCTGATCGGTTACAACGGCGCTCTTGAAGAAATGGAAAAGGTCGGAAAAAAGGATTCTGGCTTGTATGAGATGACGAGAGAGTTCCTGTTGAATGAGCTCGAAAGAACGCAGTCTTTGGTTCTGAAAGCCACGGAACTTATTGTTCCGGAGGAGAATGAAGACGGTTCTGCGTTTGGCCCTGGCGAACTGGATTTCGTTAAGGCTGAGGAAGAGGAGGATGAGTAATGTCGACTCCTGAACTAAAAAGAGTGCTGCGGCTTGATGCAATGCCGCTGAAAGCACAGTATACGGCTGAAGGATATCTGTTGGATAAGCCTGTGCTTACCTCGACAGGTATCTTTGAGTATACGAACCATGATGGTTCGAAAAGAAGGGAGCTGAGGCTCCCGGAGGATGTTTTCGACCCTGAAAGCCTCAAGTCGTATCGTGGGAAACCGGTTGTGGTGACCCATGATGCTGGTCTGATTACGAAGGACAATGTTGCTGAGAATCAGATCGGAACGATTATAAGCGAGGGGTATCAGTCAGGCGATGACGTTCGTGCGGAGATTATCATCCACGACACGGACGAGATGAAGGATTCTGGTTTTAAGCAGCTTTCGCTTGGATATAACCTGGATCTTGAAGAAACGCCCGGTGTCTGGAAGGGAGAGCATTACGACGCTATCCAGAGAAACATCCGCATAAACCACCTTGCTTTGGTCAGGGAAGCCAGAGCAGGAGATCAAGCCCGGCTGAACATTGATAGCCGGGATGGCAATTCACTTCTGATAGGAGGAAAAGTTATGAAGAAGAATCCCAAGAAAGCACGTCGTGCTGACGGTGTCCTCTCTCCGGAAGAACTCCAGAAAGCAATCGAGGAGTATAAAGCCAAGAGAGCGAAGACTGATGCCGACGAAGAGCCGAAGCAGGAAGAGCCCGTAATGGAGGAGCCTGTTGAGGAAGAAGCCGAGGTAGAAGTGGCCGAGGACGCCGAAGAGGAAGAGCCTAAGGCACCCGAAACTCCCGAGGAAAAGGTCCAGTTCGTAAAGGACAGACGTGATCTCAGAGATGAAGAGGGCGATCCGAAGGATACCGATGAGGCGATGGTTCAGATCGCGCATCAGGATGAAGATATCCAGATGCTGATCGACATTATCGACACTCTGCTGGCTGAGAGAGACTTTAAGGAAACGAAGGAGGATGATGCCGATGAGGAGATCCCCGACGCAACCGAAGGAGAAGTCGAGGCCGAGGAGAACGAAGACTGCGGTGGCAAGAAGTTTGACGACGCAGACGAAGAGATCCCCGACATGACCGAAGAGGAGGTCAATGAGGACGAAGATGACGAAGAACTCGAAGAAGAGGCCGTCGTTGTCGAGGAAAACGAAGACGAGGATGAGGAAGAGGGAGAAGAACTTCCCAGAATGAACGAAGACTCTGTCGATCGTATCGTCCGTGAGCGTGTAAAGGTTGGAATGGTTGGCAGACTGCTGAACCTGGACGGCCTTGAAAACGTCAAACTGAAGACCGCAAAGAAAGCCATCATCAATGCGGTGCATCCGGAAATGAGACTTGATGGCAAGTCCAGCACCTACATCGACGTGGCATATGATCTTGCCGTCAAGGAAGCAAAGGCGAGAGCCAAGAAGGATACGAACTACCAGAAGAAGCAGATGTTCAATAAGGACGCCGCTGAGGTAGTCAAGGATGAAAATACGTCCACTTCTGCTCGTGACAGAATGATCGAGCGTCAGATGAAGAGAAAGTAACAGGAGGATAAGAAGTTATGAGTGCACAGCTGACTTACAAGTACAATCCCGTCAAGGGAGCTCCCGGCGCTATCTATGATCTCGCTCCGTTTGAGACCAATACCTATCTGAACGAAGAAGCGACCGGAACCAAGGTGTTCGGCAAAGCCGTAGTTGACAGCTCTACCGCTGCAGGAACCTACGTAAAGCTGCCGACCGCGACCACGGACAAGTTCCGCGGCATCGTAACGAACAACAGAACCACCGAATTCGATATGGAAGGAAATGTTGTCGTGAAGAACAAGGCTGCTATGGCCGTTATGTATTACGGCAGAATCATGGGCAAGCTGGCTACTGGTGTTACGCCGACCTTCGGCGCGCAGGTTTATGTCGTTTGCGCTGGCGACGATAAGGGCTGCTTCACCACGTCCAGTTCCAGCACCATGCCGATCAATGCGACGTTCGCATCTGGTGCGGATAATGGCTGCGCTCTGATCGAGCTGAACCATGCACCTTACGTTTCTTAATCTAAGGAGGATCAGGTACTATGAAGAAATATAAGAACTACGACAAGGCGGAAGCCAAGGCTCTGATGAATTCCCCCATCCCGGCCGCGATCATGGCTTCTGAGGGAACCAGATTCGACAGTGCTGAAGATGCATCTGTTTTCTTCGCTCGCGAACTGGATCACGTAAAGTCCCAGTCCTATGATGTGGAATATCCTGAGCTGACCGCTCTGGCGACTTTTCCCATCAGCAGCGAGGCCGATGCCGGCGCTGAAACGATCACTTACTACACCTATGACAAGCAGGGCCTCGCTAAGGTCATCGACAACTACAGCACGGATCTCCCGAGAGTAGACGTCACCGGCAAACCGACCTCTGCAGTCATCAAGTCCATCGGCGACAGCTATGGCTACTCTGCTCAGGAAATGAGAGCGAGCCGCCTTGCCGGTAAGTCTCTCGATGCCAGAAAGGGCGAAGCTGCTCGTTATGCCATCGACAACAAGACCAACCAGATCGCGTGGGCTGGCGATGCCGAGACCGGTCTGATGGGCATTCTGTCCTCTGGTCAGAATATTCCTCTGTATACGATCTCTGCCGGTTCTGTTTCCGGCGCAACCAAGTGGATCGGTAAGACCGCGGATGAGATCCTCGACGATATCAATGGTATGGCGGCTCAGGTCGCAAGAGTGACCAAGAATGTCGAGAGACCCGATACTCTGTGTGTTCCTGCCGATGTCTATATGCACATCAGCACCAAGAGAATCCCGGACACTTCCCAGACTGTTCTTGGTTTCATCCTCGAGCATGCTCCGTATATCAAGGAAGTCGTTTCCTGCGCAGAACTGGATGCGGACAGCCCGGAGACCAATCCGTATGCTGAAGGTGCTGCTGGTGTTGCCGAGAATGCTGGCGTTGGCGTTGCGTTCCTGTTCAAGAACGACGCTCGCAAGCTGACTCTGGAAAACCCGATGCCGTTCTATCAGTATCCGCTCCAGACCAGAAATCTGGAAAGCATCATTCCCTGCGAAGCGAGAACTGCTGGTGTGATCGTTTACTACCCGCTGTCTGCTCTGATCGCAGTAGGTGTCTGCTAATAGAAGATCTAATGGTTGGGGCGGTGTCAAAGCCGCCCCACGATTATAGGAGGATACTGCAATGAATGACGCCAATACCAAAGATCTGGTGGTCGAACATGTTGTTGCGATTGCCGATGCTCTGTGCGGGACTGAAAGCCCGGCATATGGGGGAGGCGATCTGTTGAGACATGCGCTTGGCAGAATCGCAGATTATCTGGAAGAAAACCCTGTCGCAACTGGTGACAGCCTGCCCGAAGTTACTTCCTCTGATAATGGAGATGTTCTCCTTGTCAGCAGTGGTAAGTGGGCGAAGGGAACACTCAACAAAGAATTGCCAACTGTAACTTCTGAAAATAACGGTCAGGTGCTTACGGTGGTTGAGGGTGTTTGGGCTGCAGCCAATCTGCCGCAGTAGTCACTTTACCTGCCAGGAGCAGGATAGAGCCCCGGGCTTGGCATAGTCAGACCCGGTTTTTTATGGAGGTCAAGAATGAAGATTACTAATATTAGTTCGAAGGTCATCGGTGTTGGCCGTACCGTCCTTATGCCGGATGCGTCTGCAGATATCGATGAAAAAGTAGTAAATACCCCGGCAGTAAAAAGTCTGGTAGACAAGGGCTTTCTGAAAGCGGAAGGTGAGATCGTCGTAGAGAAGAACGAGGCTGACATTGATACCTCCACGGTAACGCTGGTCATGCCCAAGTATGATGAGGAACCGGAAGAAGAGAAGCCGGTCGAAAAGAAGACAAAGGCCAAAGGGAAGAAGAAGTCCGAGTAGCGGAGGATTATACCGTGAGACCCGAGATTGTTGAGAAGGTTGAAAAAATCATATCGTATGAGGGGCTTGAGTTTGGGAACATTGATTCGGTAGATATTGAGGATTGGTGTGATCTGATGAGTCCCTGGGTGAGCGAGAAGCAGTTCGGCAAGCTGTATCCGTTTGCGCTGGCATATCTTATCATGCACAAGTGGAAAATGGCAGGAATGGGCGAAAACCCGCTTGGCGACATTGGCAAGATCGGAGTCGGTTTTGGTATCGGAAGCGTTTCTGAAGGTGGCTCGAGCATCAGTTTTGGTGCTGGACAGTCGTCGAATCTTGCCGATGATGCCGAATATGGTTTGACGAAGTATGGGCTCGAGTATCTGAATCTTCGTAAGATGGTGGTTATACCGATTCATTGCAGCGGAGAGGATGATATGGGAATGGCAGATTACTATGCAGGTATCATCTGTTGACCTGACTTTTGGCGGGCAGCTTAAGCTGACTGCCGAGGGTAAAAAATTTCAAACGGAGCTGAACAAGCTGCTGGACCATGAAGTGGCGGTTGGTTTTATTAAGGGCGAAGATCCGTATGAGGATGGAACCGACCTGTGTGACGTTGCCATGTATAACGAATTTGGTACGTCGACTATACCGCCGAGACCGTTTATGGAGCAAGGGATCAATAATCATATGAACTTGATTCAGCAGGCTATGAACCGGGCGTTTATGAATGTGGATGCCGGTGGTGATGCTGAGACGGGACTTGATTGGATTGGTCTTGCCGGGAAACGGGCAATTCAGGAAGAGATGGTGAGCGGGAATTTTGTTCCGAATGCGCCGTCTACTATTAAGAAGAAGGGCTCGTCTCAGCCGACCATAGATACGGGTCACATGAGGCAAAATGTTCAGTATTATATCAGACAGGCTGGAGAGACGAAGTGAATATAACGATTTTCAATAAGAAATATTGGGTAAGGCGCTTCGGTCCGCAGGAGTATGTGAATGGCTATGCGAAAAATTCGTATAGCCATTTTGTTGCCAGTCTGAATGTTCATCCGGGGTCGGACCAGATGAACGGTTTACCGGAAGGTGAACGGCATTTGAAACGGCTGGAGGGTCATGGCACCGATCTTTTGATCGCGTCTGACCAGAGATCAGATCAGAAAGCGGATTTGCTGTGGTATCACGGTGCGTGGTATGAATGTACCTCTGCGGTTATGTGGGATCATACGATTCTGAATCATTGGAATTATCAGTTTGTTGAGGTTCCGATGGATGCCGCATCGTCGATTGACACGGCGAACCCGCCTACGACTGATCCGAATGACTATCAGGCAGGTTACGATTGTGGAGGTGATTGCGGTGCGTGTGGGCTCTGTGAAAGAGCTATTTAGACAGCTCGTCGCATCGTATTTTGGGGCGGCGAATGTTATCTTTTCGGAGCAACCGAGGATGGCAAAGCCGAACCTTGCGCTGGTGACTATCCGCTTTGGAAATGTGAACCGGAAGTATATGGCAAATGAGCGGTATGTTGACGGCGAGCCTGTCGGGTATTATTTATCAAGGTCGCAGGTGCAGATCGATATCTTTACGCATGGCAAAGCGTTGTCGGATGCGAATGAAGCGGTCTATGCCTACGAAAACACGGCGATGGAAGATGCATTGGCCTTCGTCGATTATTTGAACAGTTACCACACCAAAAATTGGTGTCACCAGAACGACGTGACGATTATCACGGATGGCGACGTCCTCGATATGACAGGGCTGGTAAATGATTCGAACTATGAGTACCGAGCGAGAGTGACGCTGATGCTTTACTTCACTCAGTATTCTGTCGGTTCAGCAGGCGTCCTGCTTGAATCAAGCCTGAAAGGGCAATACATAGACCCCGAATATCAAGTGACATCGAGCGGCGGTGGAACTGCTGCCCTGGCACTTGAGAAGACGGGTTATTTCAACGATGTAGAAATAACGGAGGAAGATTTTGAATGAGTAAAAATTTCGACGCAATTGCCACCGTTGACATCAGTATTTCTTCGCCTATTTCCAGCGACGCAAGTTTTGATGACATCCTTATCGTGGGTGCTATGCCTTTAGTGCCGAACACGGACGGAAACGAAGATCCTGTTTATCCTGCCGAGTTCGCGGCCTATGCGTCTATGGAAGAGGTTACGGATGCCGGTTGGTCTGCAACGGCGGATACGCCCGATCCTGTAGCAGTTGCTGCACAGGTCGCGTTCTCTCAGAGCCCTCGTCCGACCAGAATTTTCATCGCCCCGATTCCTACAGGATCAGGCAAGACGATTCAGGATGCGGTCACCACGGCTCTGACTTATTCCGGCTGGTATGTTTGCTGCCCGGCTATTACGGTGTCTGACAGCACGAACATCGCAAAACTTGGCGCGGTGGCGGCTATGATCGAGGCGGAGGATAAGATGTTCTGCTATACGGAACTCGGTTTCTTTGCTGCCGATCCGGATGCGACTACTGTTGTTGGCGAGTATTATAGGACGATCCCCGTCTTTGGCAGACGTAGTTCTTCCGAGGCAGACGCAGATCTGTTCGCCGCCAACAACTATATCAATGTCGCTTTTGCGGCAAAGTGGCTGGCATATGAAAGTGGGAGTGAGACTGCTGCGTTCAAGCAGCTTGCAGTTGTTCTCCCGGCAGATCTGACTTCTGCGGAGATGAATGCTCTGGCCGCGGCTAATGTCAATTATTTGATGGAGGTCGGCGGACGCAATGTTACGATGGTCGGTAAGACTCTTGCTGGCGAATGGTGTGATATTATCAGATTCCGCGACTGGCTGAAGAATGATATGCAGGTGCGGGTGGTGAATCTGTTCATTGCAAATCCGAAGGTCCCGTATACTGATAGCGGTATTGCTCTGGTGCAGAACCAGATGCTGGCGTCTCTGATGGATGGCCAGATGAGAGGCGGTATTGCGGATTCTGAGTATGATGAAAACGGTAATGAAAATCCCGGATTCGTTACGTCGGTTCCCGAGTCTGCTTCGATCCCGGCAAGTGATAAGGCGGCGAGAATCCTGCATAACTGCAAGTTTGCTGCGAGGCTGGCCGGCGCGATTCACTTCGCGGAGATCAAGGGCAGCCTGACTTATGAGCTGTAAGGAGGAAAGACATGGCAACAGAAGTTAAGACTTATAATCCCAAGGAGATTACGATCGCACTTGGCAGACATCTGGTCACCGGTCTTGCCGAAGACAGTTTTGTAACGATCGCGCAGAATTCTGATGGTGTGACCAAGAGAGTTGGATGCTATGGAGAGGTTGTTCGGAGCATTTCGCCCGATAATACTTACAACATTCAGCTTCAGCTGCTGTGGGGTTCGGCGACGAATTCGTATCTGAATAAGATGGCAGCGAAAGACCGTAAGGATGGCAAGGGTCTCTTTGCAATCCTGATCAAGGATCTGAGAGGCGGCACCGTGTTCAGCTCCAGTGCGGCGTGGGCCGTGAAGAATGCCGACAGACAGTTCGGCAGAGAGGCCGGCAATGTCCAGTGGACTATTCAGACCGCAGAGGGCGAGCTGACCGAGTAAAGTGTATAGAGCGCCGGTGTAACAGCCGGCGCTTTTAGTTTGCAGAAAGGGGAAAATGCAAATGTACGAGATGAAGCAGATGGAGGTTACGAAGAAGAATATAAACGGGACAGACTTCTATATCAAGCCGTTTCCTGCTATGAAAGCATCGAATATCAGTGGTGATCTGACGGCTTTCCTGGCACCTGTTCTGACGGTTATCGTTCCGCTGATCGGAAGCGTAAATGATGACGAGTCGCAGGAAGGGGCAAAGGGGTTTATGGACATTGACATAGACCGGTATTTGCCGCAGATCGTTACGGCATTGTCCGCGACGGATGGCGATAAAGTGGAGACGATGGTAAGGAAGCTTCTTGTTGATCATAATAATGTTTCCTATGATGATGAGAAAGGGAATATAACCAGATTAACGTATGAGGACGTCAATGAGATCTTTTGCGGAAGAATCTTTGATATGTACCGTTTGTGTTATGAGGTTGTGAAGGTGAACTTTGGGGGTTTTTTCGACAGTATCGGGAGCCTATTTGGAAGCGCACTTTCCCGCTCCCAGACAGAGGAGACGGAATAAGTGCATACGGCGAGCTGGATTTGAGTCAATTCTCTGATCTGGAGATGAAGCTGTATACGTTGATATTATCAAAGATCGTCAGTAAGTATGAGTTAGAGACCTGCTATACGCTGGATGAGGCGCTAAAGCTGTATGCGCTATGGCAGATGCAGCAGGACGTTCAGGCCTGTAAGAATGAAGAGGCCAGAAGAAACGCGGATATGTGAAGAGGTAAGTGGCTTTGACCAGTTCTGAATTATTGGCGGTTCTTGGTTTTAAGGTAGACCAGAACAGCTTGAATGAAGTGAATAATCAGGTAAGAAGTCTGAAGTCGACTATTACCAAAACGCTTGGGGTCATCGGTATTGGACTTAGTTTAAGGCAGATGAATGCGCTTATCGAGTCCTTTAATCAGGCAAATGATTCTCTTCGCGGTGCGCTCGACAGTACGGAAGATCTTGCCGAGGTGACGGAGAAAGTCCGTAAGTCTGCGAATAGTGCTCGTATCTCTTATGAGCAGATGGCGAATAGCGTGTCAAAGACGGCGTCGCTGGATATTTTTAATACGGATGAGGCTGTTCAGTATTCGGAGAATCTTGCCAAATTACTGCAGGCGTATGGTCATGGGGATTATGTATCCAGTGTCCAGCAGCAGTTGAACCGAATCATGCAGACGGGGCAGGTGAGTTCCGGGTTTACCAGGATGCTTGCGAATACGCCAGAGGTTCTTGAACTGATGGCGAAGCAGCTTGGTACGACGAAGGATAAACTTGCTGAGATGGCGAAGCAGGGTAAGATAACTGCACAGACCATCAAGGATGCATTTCTCAAGAATTCGGATGATATAAATGAGGCGTTTTCAAAAACGGACATTCTGTTTACGGATGCGCTGAAGATCGTCCGAACGAACTGGGGATACTTCCTAAATGAGCTGAATGATGCGACCGGCATTGGGAATGAACTCGGGCACTTCATAGTTGATACGGCGGAGAAGGTTTTCCAGAAGCTGAAGGTCGTCATCCCGAAGCTGCAGGCAATTGTGAAGGAGCTTGGCGGTGGGCTGCGTGTTTTGAAGCTTATTGCCGCGGCGCTTGCGACGCTTAAGGCGATGTCGCTTATTCCGAAGGTCGTTACGGGGCTTGAAAAAATACGGAACGGGCTTAATGTGATACAGGCAATCATAAAGGCGACTCATATTCAGTTGCTTCCGATGATCGCGATCTTTACGACGCTTTTCCTGCTGGTCGAAGACTTTATCGGGTTTATGACCGGGAAGAACTCTGCGCTTGAGCATTGGCTTGAGGCTGCTGGAATTGATGCGGATGAGTTCAGGGAAAGTATTCGTGATCTTGGTGGAAAGGCGAAGAGTTTCTTTGAGGATACAAAGTCCGCATTTCAGGAGTTCTGGAAAGAGATTGAACCGGATCTTAAGACCTTGATAAATGATTATATCGGGCCTCTGTATGCCTCGCTTCTGCCGATGCTGGTCGAACTTCTTGGTGATGTTTTTGATATCGGGAAGGACCTGGTGAAGTTCGTTCTTGAACCGGCGCTTAAGTTGCTGCAGGATTCGGTTGCTGCGCTAAATGAATTGCTTGGTGTTTTCCAGGCATTTAAGGGCGAAGGACTTGGTGCCGGTCTTAAGAAGGTGTTTGGCCTGGCGACAGATAAAGAGTCTGCAGCCGGCAGCGTGGGCGGATTTGCTAAGTCGCTTGCGACCGGGAATCCGCTGCAGGGCGTTGCGTCTCTTGGAGGAAAGATTATTGCCAACAACCTTGTTGATGATGGGTGGTTCAAGAACTTTTTCGGCACGATGTTTTCTCCTGGTGGATGGGTCAGTGCTCTGACGTCTTCCGCGAAAGGCACGGCGTCTGCCGAGTCCGTAAAGGGCGCTGTAAATAATGAGAAGACTATTAATAATGACGTCAAGGCAAATCAGGTTGTGAATAATACGATCAATGTAACGGAAAGAGATACGGCGAAGGCTGTTGTGAATGCGACGAATGGTGCTTCGGATACCTTTACGAAGCAGGTTGGCCGGATGCTTCCGAAGATGGCGGAATAGGCGGGTGATAATATGGCTGCTGGAATAATTGTTGGAACAACTGCAGTGGTAGCCAACCCGGTGCAGTTGTTTGCCACAAAGACGCTTACTCCGGTCTCGATCAATGGCATAGAGTTTGATGCTATGATCGAGGAGGACAGAACGCTGTCGGCTGATGTTCCGGAGTATGTCGTGGAGGATGGCTATAGTATAAGTGATAGTATTATCACGCAGTCTGAAGAGCTGTCGATGACGCTGGTCGTAACGGATACGCCTGTCACATTTGCTGAACGGCATTCGGAAGGAGATCGTTTGCAGAACGTTCTCAGCCAGTTGGAGGAGTTGTTTTACAAAAGAGAACTGTGCTCTGTATCTATGCCCGAAAGGGTGTATAAGGATATGGCGATTACGAGCATACAGTTCTCAAAGAGTCTCGAGGTCGGTAATTCCAGGGAGATCCCGATAACGCTGAAGAGTGTTAGGAAGACGAAGATCGAGACGACGACTTATCCGGCTGGATATGGGAAATCCGGAAAATCGGGTGCTGCAGCCGGAAGTGCGAATGTACAAAAGAGTAATACGTCAAAAAACGGAAATCCGCTTTCAACGGACAATGCGAACTATCGTGGCAGCACAATACTTGGCGCTGCGTTGTATGGAACGTCCGAGAAGGACTACAAGTATAAAGGTGAAACGACGAATGGTTCGATCGTAAAGATCAAGGGGGCTGTTAAGTGATGGACTATGATTATATAAGCATCGGAGTCCCCGATATGAATGACAGTGTTTCCAGAATCGTTCTGGATGGTAAGGTGTATAATATCAGATTTACCTACAATGACACGGCCGATATCTGGAAGTGGTCGATGTATGATGATGTTATGAATCCTATCGTGCTTGGGGTAAAGATCGTCCCGAATTTTCCGATTAATCTTGCGGTTTTGACGAGGGATTTGCCGCAAGGGGCGTTCCAGGCATACAAAGCTATTTCCGATCGTGCAGATGATCATATTGGACGGTCGGATTTTGTGCTTGGACTGGCGGAATTTATGTATGTACCGCTTGCCCAGCCGATGGCATAGCTGGTCCTGCCCGGCGGATCAGAGCCAAGATGTTTTGTCTCCTTTCTGCATAGATGCTCAGTGCCGGGTTTTCCATAGTGCTGGTGTCGCTGAGGACTTTTAGTTTTCGGTACTTTCCAGTCTTACTTCCATCCTTGTGTCTGAGGCGGGTGGGGCTGCGGTTTTGCCGTCGCCCCGCAGTCTCGGGCGCTTATTTATAGAGGTCGCTATGAATTATACGCAGAACTATGATAGGCAATATCGTGTAACAATTGGGAATAGTGGGGAAGCGTATGAGATCGGTGGCGGAGATGATCCGCTTCATATCAGCTTCGATATTCAAAAGGCCGATACAAAGGCAAGCAATAGTGCTAAGGTGAATTTGTGGAACTTAAGCAAGCCGACGCTTTCGCTTCTGGAGAAAACGGATTGCAGGCTTGCCCTGAGAGCGGGGTATGGTACGAGAATGCCGTTGCTGTTTGAGGGGACAGTGAGCTATGCGTCGACGAGCCTTGATAACGCCGATCGTAAGACCGAGATTGAACTGGTCGATAGTTTAAAGGCGACAAGAGACAGTTATGTGTCCTTGTCGTATACGGAACCGGTAAACTGGAGAAAAATCTTTGATGATACTGCGGATATGATGGGTGTTGCGGTATCATACTCGTACAATGCCTCGTTTGTGGATATATCGAGTGGGTTCAGTTTTGTTGGAAAAGGAACGGATGTTCTGACGAAGGGTTGTAATTCCTGTGGGCTTTCCTGGACGATACAGAACGGGATTCTGCAGATTAAGAAGCCGAATGATACTATGACGAGAGAAGTGTTTGTGCTCTCGTCTGAAACTGGTCTTGTTGGCATTCCTGCGAGGGTATCTTTGGAGAAGAGCAATACGAATGCAAAGAAGCTCGGCTATGATGTTTCGTTCTTGCTGAACGGGGCGATTGGTGTAAATGATTATGTGAAGCTGGAGAGCAGGATTGTAACCGGGTTTTTTAAGGTGTTCTCGATTACTCATGAGGGCGACAATGTGTCCGGCGACTGGATGTCAACGGCAAGATTGGAGACGGTATCATGATGCAGGAAATGTTCGATGCTTTTGGAGACTATATTGAGAAAAAGATCTCTGAAATGCATACGGCGATGCCGGCCAGTATCGTGTCGTTCAACCCGGCAACGGGGCTGGCGACGGTCAGGCCGGTGATAAAATATAAGACGAGTGACGGCAGAAAGATCGATTATCCGGATGTTTCGAATGTGCCGGTCGTTATTCCGCAGGTGAGCGGGTGTGTGATAGCATTCCCTGTCAAGCCGGGGGATGGGTGTTTGCTGATTGTTGCGGAACAGTCTAATGACTACTGGTTATATGGACAAGAGACGGATACTGATTTAAAATATGATCTGTCAAATGCGATTGCGATTGTCGGTTTGTTAAGAGCGGCGAGCCCGTATCTTGCGACAGCGTGTGCAAATAATGAGTTGGTTCTGGCGAACGGGGGCAGCGTTGTTTCTCTCGGTTCTGGCGGGATTACAATAAGCGGAAATCTGACCGTAACTGGGACTATAAGCGCGCCGACGGTTAAAGCTGGAAATGTAAGCCTCGGTAGTCATACTCATATTGCGCCGCAAGGCGGAGGACAGACCACAGGGCCAACGTAATATGGTGTTAACTTCGGGATGCTACTACAGTCAAATCATCCAACTCTGTAAACCGAAAAAATATGTTCCCGAAGTTGATATAGCTGATCTGCCGAGTGCAGAAACAGTATTCGGAGCCGTCCTTGAGGTGAAGGGCGGCTCTTGCTCTATATCCGCGTGTGCGTTGTCTGTTTCAAGGCGGTTTTTCGCCGCATAGAGGGGAGAAAATGCACGTGGAGGTATAAGTTATTGGACGAGCAAAAAAGTCGCTTAAATTCGCGATAATGGAGTCAGATGGGTGCTATTTATAATCCGTGCTATATGTGCGAACACCGAAGACCGGGATGTCATGGTAAATGTGAGGCCTATGAGAAGTGGAGGGCCGGTTACCAGGAACAAAAGGCTAAGATCCGTAATGAAAAGGAAGCTGCGATGAAGAGATATCCGTCGGCGGCCGTAAATAAGAAGAAGAACAAACTTACTGGTGAGGTATAGTTATGCTTGATATTAAATTGGGCAAAGACGGCGATATAGAGCTGACGGAAAGCGGCGATATCAGTTTGACCGATAGTGTTCGTCAGGCCGTGCTGATTCGTCTGCGGTGGATACTTGGGGAGTGGCGTCTTGGCCCTGAGTTCGGATTTCCTTGGTTTGAGGATATGTTTGTGAAGAAGCCGAACTTTGAACAGATTAAGACCGATATTCGGGAGCAGATTCTGTCTGTGGATGGAGTGACGAAGGCAAGCGTCGATAATGTTGTGTTTGATGCGAAGCTGCGCAGAGCGACGTTCACGTATACTGTGACGGTCAATGAAGATACGTTCACGGAGGAGGTTGAGATATATGGCTGAATACGGACTGACAAATGATGGGCCGAATATCAAAAGGCTTGATGTTATTTTGGATGAGATGCATGATGATCTGTCTGAAAGATGGGGAGTCAATACAAGGCAGAATACCGAGTCGTTTATCAATCATCTTTTGACGAACGTTGCGGATCAGATCGCGGAGCTCTGGGAGTTTGGCGAGAACGTGTACTATTCGCAGTATCCGTCAAGTGCGGAGGGCGTTTCGCTGGACAATGCCGCGCAGTTGTCTGGTGCGTTTAGAAAAAATGCTGAACCGTCTGTGTATCCGCTTCATTGTACTGGTGTTGATGGTACGACGCTTGATACCACCACTATGGTGGCGTCTGTCACGAATCCTGTTACGCAGTTAACGCTGGTTGCTGAGTCTGAATTGACGAGAGGCTCTGTTAATCAGGCAAGAATCAAGATTCCCGGTGATGAAGCGATTTCTGCCGACACATATAGAGTTACGATCGATGGGAACGACTATACGATAGCGAGTTCTAAGACAACGAGAATCGGAGTTCTCGGAGATATCGAGGGCGTGCTGACTGCAGCGGTGTCCGATATCACGTTTACCTTGAATCAGGATGAAGTAACGCTTGATATGGCGGCTAACGACATTACGAGGACGTTTAGCCTTAGCATGAGCGACAACCTGACCACGGAGACGGTTACCTGCATACTGAATTTTGAGACGACTGAAAACGGAGATATCTTCCTGCCGAATGAGACGATTACTTCAATCGTAAAAGCTCCGGCGGAGTTCACGAAGGTCACGAACCTCTGCGAGTATATCCCGGGCAGATTGGTGGAAACTGACGCAGAGTTCCGTAATTCGTATTTTGATACTTTGTTCAGCGGTTCTACGACGATGAGCGAAAGTATCCGCTCGTCTATCCTCGCTAACGTGCAGGGTGTGTCGAGCGTCACGGTATTTGAGAACAATACGGATACGACTGATGCGAACGGATTGTATCCGCACAGCATTGAAGTCGTAGTTGTCTGTACGGAAAACCAGCAGATCTATCAGCAGGTCGCTGAACAGATTTTCCTTAATAAGGCCGCCGGAATCAATACGTATGGCGGCATTTCGAAGACGGTCACGGGTGATGGTGGCGAAAGCATTACCATCCGTTTCTCTGTTCCGGATTCCGTATATGTCTGGTGGAAGTTGGATGTTACCCCTGAAATCACGGATGTCAATGTCCAGAATGATATCAAGGCCATCATCGTTGATTATGTCGATTCGCTGTCGAGCGGTGAGAATGTCGTTCCGCAGAAGATATTCAGCGAAATCTTCACGAAGTACCCGAACATAACCTACATCGATGTTAAGTTGGCTACCGAAAGTGATGCGGCAACTGTCCCTGATCCG